TGGAGAACATTAACACCTCATCTACAAGTAAGACACTTGTTAGAGAATACAGAAACACTAGATAATAGAGTAATGGATATAAAGCCTATTATACTATCACCTATAAGACTAGTAACTCCTAATGGTGCTGTGATGTTTGATGATTTTAGTTGGATAATGAATAGGCAAGCATTTGATAAGATTAGTGAATTAGACATAGATGAAACAATGAAATTTGCAATGGACTTAAAAATAAAATCAGAGTTTACTTTACAAAGTCCTATTATATGGTCTGAGATTTTTAGAAGTTTAGGAATATATATTATAGATGCACCAGTAGGCGGAAACATTATAAGGAACAAAGGAGACGAGCAAGAACTTGTTCCACAATACGGAGATATAAGTTGAGAGATATAGAATTACATGCAAACATCAGTATAGGTCACGAGAATGATTATAGTGTATTAGAGAAAAGAATAATCAGTGCCGCACAATGTAATGCTGATGCCGTTGTTCTATCTAAGTCGACACCTCACTTAGCAATACAACCTAACAAGCAATATTTACAAATAGATTCTAAATGGGGAACACTTCCTTATATAGAAGTAGCAAACCGTAGTGAAGTAGATGAATTTACTTGTGAAAAGATTCTTAAATTAATAGACAATATTGGAATACCGCTCAAATGGAGTGTTACTGATGTAGCATCTGCAGAATGGGTAAAAAGAAATACAGGCACAGAAGAAATAAAAGTTCATTATGATTCAAGAGATGATGAAGGACTTGTTATGTTTGTTGCTGATCACTTTAAATGGATTACATACGGAGGTAATGATAGACTTATAGATTTATTACTAGATAAACTACAGAAACCTAAATTTAAAAAGAGAGTGAAACTTTATCATTCTACAACTAAATTTCCACCTCAAATAGAAGAATTGAATTTGGAAGTTTTAGAAAAATACAAGAGTAGACCACATGTCGGCGTTGGGTATGAAGGAAGATGTGAGGATATATTCCCCGACTGTGCGGTAGTGTTTAAAAATGTAGACTTTATAGAAAAGTTTTTAGGAGATGATGACTCCATAGGAGCAACCTTATCACCTAAGAAATTCTATGACTTTTTTGTAAATATGAATCAATTAGAGATTGCAAATGGCTAAAATAAAACCTAAATGGGAGAGAGGACAACAGAGTCCTGACTCACTTAATAAGGTTTTCTGCACGGCACCATGGACTCATACATATATAAGTCCACAGTCAGAAAGACGTATGTGTTGTGCTAGTAGAGAAGAACACATGATGCAACGTCAGTATATTGATGCCAGTAATGATAAAAGCACAGGCAAATACAAAGAAGTAGGAACAATAGAAGACTACCAACCTATAAGTTTGAAAGAACATTGGAATTCTCCTTACATGATGGATATAAGAAAGAAACTTATGTCTGGAGAGGAGATACCACAATGTGCAGTCTGTAATGATAGTATATTAAGTCAAAGCACATACCGTCAGTGGTTTACAGGCTTTTTGTTTGAAAATAAAATCGATCAATGTTTTGAGGAGACAGACGAAGATGGATATACTACTATGGAACCAATTTCTTTTGATTACCGGGTCAGTAACCTGTGTAATTTTAAGTGTCGTATGTGTGGCGAACCTCTCAGTTCGGCATGGGAAGCAGAAAAAAGAAAGCATGACCTTTGGACTCCGGAACAACAGCCGTTTATGGTTCCTGAGAACAAGGAGGTCATCGAGACGTTTCAGAAAGAAGTTGTAGAAGAAGAGTTTTGGGAATATATTAAATCAGGAACAGTTGAGGAAATATATTGGGTTGGTGGAGAACCACTGATGTATGATATACATTGGAAGTCTATGGATAGACTCTCCCAAGACGGAAATCTAAATAAAGTTCACTTACGTTATAATAGTAATCTTAGCAGAGTGCGATTTGGTAAGCATTACTTATATGACTGGTTGCCACAAGCAAAAGATTGGACCATGTGTGCAAGTATAGACGGCACAGGAGAAATAGGTGAATACATAAGGACAGGACTAAATTGGGAACAATGGGATAAAAACTTTAGAGAAGGAGTAGCATTACCTGGCGGCAATGATAAAATGTTAATGGACTTAACTCTTACAGGCCCAGGCATGTTTGACCTTAAAAACTTTTTTGATTATGCATTAGAACTAGATGTTAAGATAGAAACAAAACGCATGTTCGCTTTCCATCCTGATATTGTTATGAGTGCTATGGCATGGCCTAGACACATACTTAATAGAATTATAGATGAAAATTTAGCATACATAAAACCCAGAGCAACACAAAAACAACAAACATTAATAAACGAATTAGAAAACATGAAAGTAACACCAAACTTTGAAGAGCAGTTTCCTGATCAACACGAAGACAGTTTCTTTAATGGTAGAGGTTGGCAAGATAAAATTGCAGAGATAAGACCAAAAGAAAAATTGAGAATACAAGATATCTATGCAAGAGACCCAGAATTATTTGACTGGTGGATGAGAACTGACAGGAAACACAATTACAGATAATGTTAGCAATAAACGACAATAAAAAGATTTGTATATTTAGTAAAGGTAAAACTGGAACAACTAGTTTACAAAATCTTTTAGAAAACAAAGCAGATTGGAAAACTGTTGGCGAAGCAGAAGTTGATTGGTATGGCATAGGACCAGAACACTTTGCTGGTATGAGTAGACAAGAAGATATAGTGGAACACTTGCATAAACAAGACTATGAAATATTTTTTGTAATAAGAAATCCTTGGAAAAGATATGTAAGTGGGTTCAAAGAAATATTACAAGATTATATAAGTGGTATTGCACCAGGAGATGAATTTTTGCCTTTATGGGAAAAAATTGTTTATGATCGTGATAGGCTAGTTGAATACATAGACCGACTATTTTACTTAACACAATTTATTTGTGATGGAGAGCAAGAATTAAAACATAGTTGGGGCAGAGCATTTACGTTACATACCAATTATCATACATGCAATTTTATTGACTTTTGTGAGCAATTTAAAAACATATCGTATATAGATAGCAGTAATTTAGATTGGTTTATAAAAGAAGTATTAGAGTTAGAACCAGGCGTAAGAATGAATACAAGCAAGCCTAGAGACATAGATAGTGTTAGAGACGCTCTACTTAACTGTAAACACTATTATCTAATAGACAAGTATCTAAAACCAGAGATAACACGATATGAAAATATTATGTAATGGTTGCAGTTATACTGCTAAGACAAGTCCACACAGAACAGAAAGACATACATGGCCTATGTTTTTAGAAAAAGAATTACCAAATGCAGAAATAATTAACTTTGGTTCAAATGCCGCAGGCAATCGTTATATAAAAGAAACCACAATAGAATACTTAGAGCATAATGATGTAGATGCTGTAGTAGTAATGTGGTCAGGGTTAGGAAGAGTAGACGTTAATATTAGTAACGAAGAATTTGAATTATGTAATATGCAAACTAATCCTAAAACTAGATATGTGGGTTACAAAAAACAAAATAATAGAAATTGGTTTTTCACAGGAGGCGTATGGTGTAGAGAAGACCGTCCTTTGTCAGAACTATTTCCGGACAACAAGATTATAGTAGATTTATTTTTAAAATACTTGCCCGGTTATAGAATACACGAAGCACCTTTAGAACGTATTTTATCTTCTATTAATAACATGATTGATTTACAACAGTATCTAATAGAAAGAAATATACCATTTGTTTTTACAAGTTATCAAAACTATTGGAATAAACAAAGTGCAGATATGTTAAAAAATAAACTTAATGTAGATATAAAAGATGACTTTAGTTACAATTCAGGCGGTAGTCCTTATGTATGCGACTTCAAAAAACTACAACAATATGCAAACAACTACTTAGATTTCTCTAAATGGTGCTGGGCAGGAGCAGAAGGTAGAACTGTTTTTGAGGTAGCAATGGAAGATTTTAAAGGAAGATCAGGGTCATATGATGACGGAGACCATCCTAGTGCATCTGCACAAGAAATATTTACTCACAAATATCTGCTACCTAGACTGCTAACAGCAACTAAATAAACCCGATAAATATAACTGTATTTAATACAACAACTCAATAGGAGAGAAAAATGGCCTCAATCGGATTCATTGGGGTAGGCAAGTTAGGACAAGCCTGCGCCGAGATGGTTGCTGAGGTCCATGATGTTGTAGGATATGATGTAGAGCCAAGAGAACCAGAAAATTTTAGTATGGTTGATAACTTGGTAGATGCTGTAATAGGACAAGATATTGTTTTTGTTGCAGTTCAAACTCCACATGATCCTCAATATGATGGAAAAGCACCAACCAGCCATTTACCGAACAAAGACTTCGACTATACGTTAGTCAAGCAAGTTCTTTCAGAAGTAAATGCGGTTGCTACTCAGGAACAACTAATAGTCCTTATATCGACTGTGCTACCAGGCACAACAAGAAGGGAATTTGTCCCTATAATGACCAACACTCGATTTGTGTATAATCCATACTTAATTGCTATGGGCACAGTAAAGTGGGATATGGTAAACCCAGAAATGGTTATGATAGGAACTGAGAATGGAAGTGAAACAGGAGACGCAAAAGAACTTGTTGACTTTTATAAAACAATTATGCAAAACGAACCACGTTATGTAATAGGAACGTGGGACGAATGCGAATGTATCAAAGTGTTTTATAATACGTTTATATCTGCGAAGGTATCTTTAGTAAATATGATACAAGACGTCGCGGAAAAGCAAGGCAACATAAATGCAGAAATAGTATGTGATGCTTTAGCAACATCGGATAGACGTATAATGGGACCAGGTTATATGAAGCCAGGTATGGGCGACGGAGGTGCATGTCACCCTCGTGATAATATTGCCCTACGTTGGATGGCTGAAGAACTTGACTTAGGATACGACTTATTTGATGCAGTAATGCTATCACGTGAAGTCCAAGCCAAAAATATGGCTAAAAGATTAATGGAACTAGCAGGAACTTTGTATCCTACAACGAAAACAATGATATCAGAATTACCAATTGTAATTGTAGGTAAAGCATACAAACCGTTAGTGCCTTATGATGCAGGATCACCGAGTATGTTAGTAGGACACTATATTGAAGAAGCAGGATTTAAATTATGTTATTATGATGAAGTAATGCAAGAAATACCTTCACAGGAAATACTAAATAATCCAGCAGTCTATTTGTTAGCACACAATCCAGAGATAACATATGGTGAGCAATTAGACTTTGTAAAAGGTTGGTATGACGAGCATAGAGTAACAGGAGCAGATGAGGCTCTTACAGTTGCTACTGCTAACGGAACTGAACTTAAATTTGCAGAAGGAAGTATAGTTGTTGATCCTTGGAGAAAAATTCCGCCAATAGAAGGTGTTGAAGTAATTCATTACGGCAACACTCGACATATGGCTTAGAGATAGAGAATGAGTGAACCTAGATATTGTAGCCTGTTGTGGAAACACATCAGTAATGAACCATTGGGTCATGTAAGAACGTGTTGTATAGCACGTGATCGTGTGTATGACGAAGATGGTAAAGAAGTTACACTAGGTTCGCACTCTATAAAAGAAATATTCCACAGTGAATATTACAAGAATATTAGGCAAGAAATCAGAGATGGTAACTTGCCTGATAACTGTTCTCCTTGTTGGACAGATGAAGAAAATGGCAACAAGAGTAAAAGAGAACAGTATAATGAATATGCAAAAGCACGTTATGGTTCTATAAATTATCAATTAGAACCAGACATGCCTGCAGACATACAATTAACTTTGAGCAACACTTGTAATCTTAAATGCAGGAGTTGTAACCCACACAATAGTAGTAAGTGGGTAAAAGAAGCAAAAGACAGAGGCATGCCTTACAACGAAGAGGTTGTTGATATTCCTTTGTTAGACTTTGAAAGTTCAAAGTTTTGGACTACTATGGATGAATGGTTACCTGCTATAACACAATTAGAAGTAATGGGAGGAGAACCATTTTATATGAAGGAGTTTAGAAAATTTGTAACAACACTAGTAGACAAAGGTGTTGCAAAAAACATACATCTAAACACTTGCACAAACGGAACATTTGCAAACAAAAAGTTTTTAAAAGTATTAACTGATAATTTTGCAAGTGTAGGGTTTAATGTAAGCATAGACGGAGCCACTAAAGAGAGATTTGAATATCTTAGACATGGTGCAAATTGGGATGAAGTAAGTGAGAACTTAGATTACTTCCATACTTTAAATGAAACTAGACAAGCAAGTATAGGTATTAGTCATACTATTACAGCATTTAATGTAATGTATCTTGCAGAGTTTCATAAAATATTTAGAGAACGTTGGCCTACATTTATAATCTACCATAATATAGCAAGGTTTCCTACTTGGTTTAACCCAAGTGTATTTCCTGAGGAAATGAAACCTAGTATAGTAAAGCCTTTGCAAGATGCAGAAGTTGAAGATAGTTTGCGTAAAGAGTTAGATGGTATAATAAAATTTGTTTTAACTCCTCGAGTAGAAACAGTAAAACCGTATGGTAATTTACCTACGGATACAGTTGAAAATGAAATAATACATAGATGGAATCTGTTTAGACAACAAATAGTTAGTGGTGACTTGTATAGAAAAGAAAACTTTAGAGAGGCATTTAGCGAACTATGGGAAATTGTGAAACATGATTTCTTTTATAATAAGGAAATGATTAAAGCATCAGACAATCCAATGACATACGGTTCTATGGAAAAAGGTAAAGTTATATGAGCATTAAAGACGATACATTTTGTCCTTTGCCCTGGCTACACTTAGGAACACATCCTCATGGCGGTGTTACTCCTTGCTGTATATCTGATATGACTGCTGGTAAAAATAGAGCCAGAAACTTTAAAGATAACGGAGATGTATTTTTCAACTTAAATGATCACGATATAAAAACACATATGAATAGTGATTATTTTAAACAAATTAGAAAGGAGATGTTAAATGATGTGGAGCCTGAAGCATGTAAAAGATGCTACGATGAAGAAAGAAAAGGAATTGAGAGCAAACGTGTCCACGAGTCCAAGGTTTATAAGGACTTTAACCCCAATTACGCATCCAGACTTACAAGTGAGGATGGTAGCATACCTATGGATCTTCGTTTTGTTGAACTTCGTCTTGGTAACGTATGCAATGTCCGTTGTAGGACTTGTAATCCAGCAAGTAGTTCAAGGTGGGTCGCGGATTATAAAAAAATTGTCGACTCTTTGGAGTTCGTAAATGACGGATACAGTTGGTTAGATCACAAACATGATTTCCAATGGCCTGAAGACAAAAACTTTTATGAGGACTTATTTAATTGTGCACCTAATTTAGAAGTGCTTTATATAAATGGTGGAGAGCCTACACTTATAAAAGCACATTGGAAATTTTTAGATATGCTTGTAGAAAGTGGACGTAGTAAAAATATTATACTGTGGTATAATATTAATATGACGCAAGTGCCTGACAAAGCAATTCCACTATGGAAAGAATTTAAAGAAGCAAGAGTATGTCCAAGTATAGACGACTTTGATCACAGAAACAAATTTATAAGATATCCTACGGAGTGGTCAGACGTAGAGAAAAATTTAGAAAAAATAATGCAAGTGCCAGAACTTACAGTAAGAATTACACAAACAGTTAGTGCATATAGTTATATCTACCTAGATGAATTTTTAGATTGGGCACCAGTGCCTGTAGATATGAACTTTGTATATGACCCTGATTACCTATCACCAGCAATCCTGCCTCCCGTCGTTAGACGCCATGCACATGATAAGTTTAGAAAAACGATGGGTAACAGACATGAGCTCGGAACATTATTAAGTATGTTCAATAATGATGAATGGGACGAAACAAAGTGGGAACACTTTTGTAGGTATAATGACGAGTTAGATAAAATTAGAGGACATGAAGAAGGTTGGAGGGAAGTATTCCCAGAATTAATAGAACTATTGGAAGAACATGGAATTCAGCACAAATATTGAAGATCACGAAGATGATGTAATGTGTATCCTACCATGGATTCATATGCACCCGTGGCCTAATGGCAAAACAATGCTTTGTTGTGATTCACCGTGGGAAAATAATATAGGTGACCTACGAGAAAATAGTTTAGAAGAAGTTTGGAACAGTGAAAGAATGAAACAAGTTCGTCTTAACATGTTGCAAGGTAAGAAATGTAAAGAGTGTGTAAGATGTTATGAAAAAGAAGCAAAAGGACATGACAGTTTAAGAGTAAGAAGTAATAGAGATTGGTTAGAACCACATTGGGATAAAGTTGAGAAAACAAATGCAGATGGCAGTTTAGACGACTTAACTATTGTTTACTTAGACTTTAGGTTTAGTAATGTATGTAATTTACGTTGCAGATACTGTGGACCAGAACTTAGTAGTAATTGGTTTAAAGATGCAGTTAAAAGTAGTTTTAATATTACTCCTACAGAAAAAATTATACAAATTCGTAAAGACGTAGATGGCTTTATGGAAGAGTTTGAACCCATGTTAGAACATATAGAGCAAATATACTGGGCAGGCGGCGAGCCTATTATGATGGACGAGCATTGGGGAGTAATGAATAAACTTGTTGAAATGGGTAAGACTGATATAAGAATATTTTATAATACAAACTTTACAACATTAAAATACAAAAAGTTTGATGTATTAGATTTATGGAAAAACTTTAGCCATATAAGTATAGGTGCAAGTTTAGATGCCGAAGGAGCCAGAGGAGAATATCAACGTAAAGGAACTATTTGGGCAGATGTTGAAAACAACATAGAGAGGTTAAGAAAAGAATCACCAGAGATTGATTTCTATGTAAGTGCAACAGTAAGTGCCTACAACGCCTGGCATATAACAGACTTTCATAGGAGTTGGGTAGACAAAGGATATATCAAACCAGGTGATTGGTATATGAATGTTTTATTAAACAACCCACGTTTTAGAATGAGTGTTTTACCTGCAGAGTTCAAAGAAGAAATAAAATATAAATGGGAAAAACATTTAGCATGGCTTGAACCTAAAGATCATATAGGCAGAGCAACAGAAGGTTATAAAAGTTCACTACAATTTTTAGATGATGATCACACAGAACTATTTGATGAGTTTAGAAGATTTAATATAGAGTTTGATTATTTACGTGAAGAAAATTTTGCAGAAGTATATCCGGAGTTAGCAGAATTATGAAGAACTTCTGTGTATTACCGTTTGTAAATTTAGAGGCAAGAACTAACGGCACTATTGCCCCTTGCTGTATTATGCAAGACGATGCAGGTGTTAGTTTAGCAGATGGAGGATCATTAAAAGAAGTTTGGGAAGGTGAATGGCTTGATAATTATAGACAAGCATTTTTAAATGGTGAGAAACCAGAGGCATGTAATAACTGTTGGTTTGAAGAAGAAGCAGGAATACAAAGTAAACGACAAAGAGAAAACATATGGTATGGATTTATGTTTGATTTTGATGAGCCTAAAGCAACAGAACAACCGGCTTCATTAGATTTAAAACTAGGAAATATTTGTAATAGTAAATGTAGAATATGCACAACTTTTGCAAGTAGTCAATGGGCCAAAGAAGAAATATTAATAGACCCTAGTAAAAAATCTGAAATACTAAAATTTAATCATAATGGTATGTGGCCTAAACGTAATGAAAACTTTTGGGAAGAGTTAGATACTATGTTAAGTGGCATAGTAAAATTTGAATTCTTTGGAGGTGAACCGTTATTGATAGAAAGACATTTTGATATACTAGAAAGATGTATAGAAAAAGGTTTTGCGAAAAATATACATTTATCATATAATACAAATGGTAGTGTATTTCCAGAAGACAAAGTTCATTTATGGAAACACTTTAGAAAAGTGCAATTATTTTTCAGTATAGATGATGTAGGAGAACGTTTTAATTATATTAGACACCCTGGGAAGTTTGATGAAGTATTTGAAAATATACATAAGTTCACGCAATTAGAAGGAAATATAGAGTTTGCATTGTTTCAAACTATAGGAATACTAAATATATGTAACTTGAAAGAATTAACTGAATATGTTAAACAAAATATACCTATGCATATTCATTATAATATGGTGTTTGAACCTAAGCACATGTCTGCAAAAAACTTACCTAAAGAAGTTAAGAAAAAGATAACAAATTATTATAGTGGTGAGCAACCAGAGTATGTGACTAGGACTTTAGATTTTATTAATAATGAACAATATGATATGGATAAATTTTATCAATTCATAAGAACAACTAAATTTGGAGATACATATAGGAAGGAAAACTTTGTAGAAACTTTTCCTACACTATATAAATTTATAGAAGAGTATTGGAATGGAATACAGTAAGACATTTTGTCCGTATCCTTGGATACATGTAATGACACAGCCGACAGGAACTGTTAGTTGGTGTTGTGTCGCACGGGACAATTTTAAAAACGATGATGGTAGTATGTTCGACCTCAATAAAGGAGATCGTATAGAAACTGTTTGGAATAACGATCATATGCGTAAAATCCGTAAGCAAATGTTAGATGGCGAAGTGGTAAAAGGTTGCGAACATTGTTATGATTTAGAAGATATGGGATTTCCGAGTTATAGAACTAACTACATCAGAGACTGGTTTGAATACAGTGACAGAGGTGACGAAATTGTTGAAAGGATTGAACAAAGCAAACGCAATGGACATCGAGTAGAAGAGCCACCTATGTATTTAGATTTTAGGCTGGGCAACATGTGTAACCTGAAGTGTAGAATGTGCCAGCCTCAAAACAGTTCACAAATAAACAAAGAATATGTAAAGATGGAAAATGCTGATCCTGAAGCAGGACAGTTTATAAGAGATAACTTTACATGGGGTCATTTTGCTGAAAATATAACAAATTGGGAAGATGATCCAGAATTTTTACGTCAAGTTGAAGAGTGGCTACCAGGAGTTAATAAATTATATTTCACTGGAGGGGAACCCACAATCATAGAACGTGTTTATTGGATAATGGAGAAGTGTGTTGAAATGGGTATTGCTAAAAACATTGAATTAGTGTTTAACAGCAATATGACTAATATACAAAAACGTTTTACAGATCTAATAGAGCAATTTAAAAATGTATTGATGTGTATAAGTGTAGATGCTTATGGACATGAAAATGAATACATCAGAGGAGCAAGTCACTGGAGCAAAGTTGAGAAAAACTTAAGAACATATTGTTCTAGTAATGTTGTAGGAACAGTATTGTTTAGTCCTGTAATACAAATTTACAACGTATTAACAATTACAAAACTATTAGACTTTGCTGAAGAACTAGAAGAAGAATACGGTAGAAAAATATTCTTAACATTTTTAATTTGCGACTATCCTACTAGTTTAGATTTTAGAAACTGCCCAGATCAAGTGCGAGAAGTTGCCGCAGGTAGATTAGAGGAATGGCTTAAACGTAGTAAAATACTTGCTAATCGACCAGAGAACAAACAAAGTATAGAAGCAACAATAAAAGCACTAAAAGAGAATAGAAAAGATAATTGGGAAAACGAATTAGTTACATTTAAGAAATATACTGAGATGTTAGATAAACAACGTAAAGAGTCAATGCGAGAAGCATTGCCTGAACTATGGAATTTGATGTATGCCTCAAATAGATAAAGTAGCATTCTTTGGTGATAGTTATTGTTTTGATACAATACGACGGAAGCATCATAAAGGAAAAGATTGGGCATGGTATCCACCAACACCTACATACTTAGATTTATTTTCACAAAAGCATAACTTAGAAATAATTCACAGAGGCACACCTGCACATGGTCCTACTTGGATGTTGCATGAATTCCGTGAATGGCTCAAAAGTAAAAGACAAGAAGAAATAAATCAAACACATTTTGTTTTTCTTTGGAGTGACCAAAGCAGAACAATAATGCGTAATAGTGGAGATCTCAAAGACAGAGGTAACCAACATGAGGATGAAAAGCATCCTGGTGAACGTTCATTACCAGGTCCTGACACACCTTATATAACTGACCCTAAACGTTTTGACCCAAGAGTAAAACAAGCAATAGAATTATGGTGGTTGTATTTACGTTCGCCTCAGGAATATTATAGAATGTTAGATTCATGTAGAGATGCATGGAAATACAAAATACAGCAATATAATATAACTTCTTATCAACAGTATCATTGTTTCTATCATACTGCTAAACATGAAGACAACTTTTTAAACTTTGAATGGGAGGGCAAAAATTATAATTGCTTACAACAATTTGCTCATGGCCATGATGATTATGTTCAAGGAGAGGGAGACGATCATTACAATCATTTTTCTCCTAAAGGGCAATACAATCTGGCAGAGATTTTAAGCAGGAGGTATTTAGAATGCTCTTAGTAAATGGTTGTAGTCATATAGCAGGTTCAGAGGCTAATACAAATGTAGGTATTTTATTTGCAAAAGAATTAGGACATGATCTTGTAAACATAGCAGAGCCAGGCGGTGGCAATCAAAGAATACTTAGATCTACAATAGAATATATAGAACAAAATGAAAAGCCTGATTTTGTATTAATAGGTTGGACAACACATGAAAGATTTGAATTTAGTTTTGATGGGGAAAGACGTAATTATACATTAGACAAGCAAAGTGAGAATACAGATTTACAAAAGTTTTATAGATATGCAGATTTACATTTAGCAGATTGGGAGATAGGAGAGCAAAATACTATTCTTAACCAATATTTGTTACAGTTATATTTAGAAAGCAAACGGATAGATTATTTGTATTGTAATATGTATAATTCTATAAACCCTGAAAACCAGTCTGTATTATGGAAACAGATTAACAAAGATAAGTATTTAACAAGCAACACATCTTTAATCGAAGATGCAATGGATGAATTTACAGAAGGTTGGAGCAATACTAAACACGCAGTAGACCCCAAAATTCATCAGTCCATGACTGATAAGTTATTAGAGTATTATAGGAGCAACTATGTCTAAAGACACAGACAAAGACTTTAAGAAGAAGCAAAAAGAATTAACAGAACTTAATGCTGACGGCAATGAAGAAAGAGGCAGAGAAGGTGAAGACCTAAGCCTATCTAAAGAAGAAGAAGAGAAGTTAAAAGAAAAAATTAAAGAATTGAGAAAAAGAGATCCTTTTATATATAGATGAGTAAGATTTTAGGTATAAGTTCAGGATTCCATGACGCGGCAGTAACTCTTATAGATGGCGAAGACATATTATTTGCAAGTCATTCAGAAAGATACAGCAAAGAAAAGAACGATCCATTTTTAAATAATAAATTAATAAATGCCGCCCTTGAGCATGGCACACCAGACCAAATTGTATTTCATGAGAAGGATTGGTGTAAACGCCTTAGAAATGTTTATGGTAGAAATTGGAGAGCATTGAGAGAACCATCTCAAAGAAAATGGGTAAAAAACTTTTATCCTCAACTTAAAGGAATACCTACCAAAGAATATTGGCACCATGAGACACATGCGGCCGCTGGTGTATTAACTAGCGAGTTCGATGAATGTGCTGTAATGGTAATAGACGCAATAGGAGAATTTGATACAGCAACCATCTGGCACTGGAAAAAAGGACAATTAAGGCAGTTGCATAGTGTATGGTTTCCTAGTAGTTTAGGTTTATTTTATAGTGCTATGACTCACAGAGTAGGACTAAAGCCTATGGAAGATGAATACATCTTAATGGGTATGGCCGCTTATGGTGATCCAATAGAGGGTAAAAGACTTAGTAGACAAATGGGCAAGGATCATTTCTTTTTTCACCATGCATGGATATCAAATAAACAAAGTTTAAGAGGCAGTGGTAACTTACAACGTGGACTTAAAAGCGACATGTATAGTGAATATGATGATTTCACAATAGCCTATGCGGCACAAAATCAAGTAGAAAAAAGAGTAATGTCATATGCCGAATATGCCAGAGATGTAACTGGAAGTGAGAATTTAGTATTTATGGGTGGTGTTGCATTAAACTGTGTTGCAAATAGTAGACTATTTGATTTAGGATATAAGAATATACACATAATGCCCAATCCAGGTGATGCTGGAAGTAGTTTAGGTGCCGCGGCACTACATCAATATAATACTACAGGCAAGAAGATTAATTGGAATGGGCCTTACTTAGGCCACAACATAGAAGGTCCATATCCTATTAAGAAAGCATTAGCAAGTTTAAAGAAAGGGGAAATATTTGGTATAGCAAATGGCAGAGCAGAGTTTGGTCCTAGAGCATTAGGTAATAGAACCCTATGTTCTGATCCAAGAGGACCAAAAGTCAAAGACGCGATGAATGTAATTAAGAAACGTCAAAAGTTTAGACCATTTGCACCAATGATACTAGAGAAGCATGTCCATGAATATTTTGACATGCCGGGAGGAATAACCAATGCACCATATATGCAATTCGTTGCAAAGTGCAAAAAACCAGAGGAGTTTCCTGCAATTATACATGAGGATGGAACCAGTAGAGTTCAAACAGTTAATCATAAACAACATCCTAAACTGTATAAGTTGCTCAGTGAATACAACAAAGTAAGTGGCTGTCCCATGCTAGTAAACACAAGTCTAAATATCAAAGGCCAACCAATAGTCAATGATATAGAAGACGCAAAAGCATTCGAGAAGCATTACGGCGTAAAAGTTCACACAAACGATTAAGTATATGTTTGATGTATTTTACATTGGCAGTAATAATAGCCTAACAGAGATATTACCATTTGCAAAGCAAATACAGTCTGCTGAAGATGTCTCACCTAAAACTAAAATGTATTGGGTTATAGAACCTAATATAGAAATTATAGACTATGATGTTTTTAGTTATAGACCTGAGATGTATGATACAAAATACGAACATGTATGGAAGTGGGATTCGAACAACTACGGGGGAATAAGATTAATACCAAAAAGAGCAAACGATGGTATTAAACAGATAAACAAAATCGTTTGTAAAAAGTCATTTGATATACTACACACTAAAACACCAGGCAAGTATTTTGATAAAAATCCGTATGCTAGTCATGTATGGTGTGTAGATAAAGAATACAAACTAAACGCAGATATAAATTGGGCACCAGATAACTTTGAACCTAACTTTATACACTCATTTCATTTACGTGGACAACTAGAACACAGATACCCTGCTGAGGAAGGCGGCATAAAACTGTATCCAAAAGATTGGAAAACTGCTTATACGAAGTTTCACAAGTTCTTAGACGCAAATGTTACATATCCTATACTATATGTTAAAGATGTAAATGATATGCAACAAAGAGACATACTACCAGACGAGTATGTTTGGTTAATTGATCAGGAACACAGAACAAATATAAAAACATTTGATTGGATACCTAATCCTTTTGAACAAGATATGCTACATGTGTTTAGAATGCCTTATCAACTTACAGAAAAATATCCTATGGCAATGGGAGGTATTCGATTAGTTCCTAAGAAATGGAAAGAAGCAGAAACTAAAATACATCCAGCATGTCCTATCGAGGATGAGAGTTATGATGTGTTCTACATTGATGACGATGAGTTTACAGTAGAAACATATACTGAGTATGCAGAACGTAGTAAGACAGATTGGTTTTGGATTGTAGACAGAGAGTTTGATTTTAACGGTAAACTTTTATATGTGCCTGCAGAGCATGAAAAAGATTTTATACATGTATTTAAACTGCAAGGGCATTTAGAAGAAAGATATCCACCTGAATACACAGATGCATGGGATATACGTTGTGGTGGCATAAGACTAATACATAAAGACTTTGATATTACAAAACACAAATATCAAGATGATGTTGTGCCTGTTAGATACGACGTATTTTATACAGACAATATTAATGACTATGAAGCACCTGCTAGAAAAAGTAGAACTAAAATGTTTTGGTTAGTTGATAGCGAACATGAACTTAACGATGTATTTAAATTTGTTCCTGGTAGACACGATCAAAAAACAATACAGATATTTAAGATACCTAATCAATTAGAACATAAGTATCCTAGAGGTATAACTAACGTAAGTGACAATAGATGTGGCGGTGTTAAATTGGTGCCTAAGAACTTTAATAAAGACACAATTAAATACGTTGCAACTAATCCAACAAGCGATAGAAGTTACCCAGTTGTAAAAGTAGACAATGTTGATGAATATACAGAAGTGTTCCAAGACTGTTGGATAGTAGATAGCGAATACGAATTAAATCAAAAGATAGAATGGACACCACCGTTGTTTCAACAGAACTGCATTCACACATTCCATATTGGAGATCAACTGAGACATAAGTATCCAGAAAGCATGGGTGGTTTAAGATGGGTGCCAGTAGATTGGAATGGTGATATAGTTATACATAGTGAAATGCTAAATGCTATACCAGAGTATCCAATATACTACCAAGATGATTCTTCAGTAAATCCTAATAAGGATCACAGTTGTTGGGTAGCAGATAGTTCATATAGAATAGACGAAAGTATAAAGTGGGCACCAGATTCTTTTGACACAGATAAAATACATGTATTCCACATACATAATCAATTAACAAACAAGTATCCAGAAGAAATGGGAGGACTGTATTGGTATCCTCAACAATCAACAGAAGAAAAAGTCATTCACAAAGATCCATTAGTTTTAAATGCTAAAACATATCCTATACATAGAGTAACTAATCCTAGTGACTTTAGTGCAGTAACAGAAGATTGCTGGCTAGTAGATGAAGAATACATATTAGATGATAGTGACTTTGACTTTGTGCCTTGGCAGAACAACAATGAAAAAGACCAAGTTCATGTATATCAAGTAAGAGCACAATTAGAACATAAGTATCCAAAAGAGATGGGAGGCATATATTGGGTTCCATCTAATAATAAAGATGCAGGATTTAATATCCACGATACTACACCATTTGGAGAGCAATTAGTATTTCCTATATTTGATTCAGAAGAGAAGGGTAGACAAGAAACAACAGCATCATGGTTTTGGGTAGTTTCCCCTGAAGTAGAGGTATTAGATACCTTTGACTTTACATTTGTTCCTAAGATATGGGATCATGGAAAGACCCATGTATGGCAAAAATTGCATCCAATTACTGGTAGACAATACGATTATGCTGGTATTCAATTGTGTCCTAAAGTAGCACAGACAACAGGAAGACCTAAATACATACGCGAGCCTGCATGTAAGCAAATAGAATATCCGGTGTATCACTTACAGCCTGAGGATTACAAACACGGCTTAAACGACGTCTATGTGCGTCTAGCAGGGCAATCTAGCACCGATATGCTGTGGATTGTTGATGCATATACACAAATACATGAGGATTTTAAGTTTGATTATTACCCTACACAATGGGATCAAAAGAATGTTCATGTGTTCGCAGACGAAGATGGCGAGTTTAAAAACATTAGATTAATACCAAAATCTGCACTAAACAAAGAATACACAGATAAAGAAATAGCAAACAACAGTTTTGAAAATTTAAAACAAATAAATACTATAGCAAGCCTAAGGCCTAAATGGCCCGTTATTCATTTGCAAAGTTTAGAACGTAATGAGTTTATAAACGCAATAAAGGATATAGAAACACCCTTTGTTTGGACTATAGACCCAGATATTAAAGTGAATCAAGAGGTGCTTGATAAAGGCTTTATGCCTGATATATTAGATGTAAACAAGATACACACTTGGCAAAAAGAAAATCCAAGAACAAACAAAGTTCATGCTTATGGTGGACTTAGACTTTGGCCAACAGATGCAGACTATTCAGACGTTACATCAGATACACTTAGACAAAACAAATTTAGAAATCTCAAATATATTAAACAAATAGGCTCAGAGTCTATACTTAATGAAATCTTCGTATTAAGTTACAAAGAAGATTTACAACGAGTTGAAGAGCATATAAGCATACTAGAACAAAAAGATTTAATAGTAAAACATGTAAGAGGAGTAGAAGGTATTTTTGAGGCACATAAGGCATGTGCTGAACAATGCGATACTAAAATGTTTTGGGTAGTAGATGCAGATGCAGAAGTTACAGAAAGTTTTAATTTTGATTATATACCAGATGTATATGATGAAGAAGTTGTCCATGTATGGGCAAGTAGTAATCCAATCAATGGATTGGAATACGGTTATGGAGGAGTCAAACTGTTTCCAACAGAAATGGTTAAAGACGCAAACACTTGGGGGATTGATTTCACAACTGGTCTTAGTAATAGATTTAAGTCTATGCCAGAGGTCAGTTGTGTTACTAAATTTAACACAGATGCATATAGCACTTGGAGGAGTGCATTCAGAGAGTGTGTGAAACTCACACTTAATGGAGATGCAGAAAGTCAAGAAAGATTAAAAACTTGGCTAAACACTAGGGGCGATGAGGACTTTACTGCAGAAGCAGTAAGAGGAGCACTAGAGGGGAATCAGTTTGCACTTGCAAACAAAGATAATTTAGAACAGTTAAGTAAAATTAATGACTATACCTGGTTAGGAGTGAAATATGAAAGCATTAGTAACTAGCGGTTGCAGTTTTAGTGAGATTAGCAGTTACCAACCTGGACAACCTAACTCGCTAAAAACATGGCCAATACATATAGAGGAAAAATATAATCCTGAAGTATCTCACCATGCAGGTATAGGTAGTTGTGGAAACGATCTAATTAGTAGAAAAGCAATTTACTGGTGCAACAAAATGCTAGAAACATATGATGGCAAAGACATTACATGTATTGTTGAATACAGTGGTCCTAATAGATTTGCAGTTTTAAGTGAAGATAGCAGTATGATGCGACAAGAAATAAAACGCAAGTATAATAACCCTAGGCATTTACATCATACAGAACAATTTAAAGATTACGAACTTAATGAGAACCGTCAAATACCAATTTATGGTTGGAACTTTATAAATCATTGGACAGAATTACAATGTGCAAATCATTTATATATTAACAAAAGTTTACTAGGAATGGTTGAAGAAACATTATGGAATATGTTAAATGTTAAGAACTTTTGTGCTGTAAATAATATCAATTATTTTTGGACAACAATGCAAAATGATGTAGACAAGCCAAACAAATACGGTGAGGAGCAAACATTAAATCATTGGACTACTAGTCATTTGTATAAGTTAGTTTACGAAACTGATAACAGAATTACAAAGCAAGGAATGTATGAATGGGTATCACAAAGATATCCACATTGTATAGGCGATGATGGTTTACACCCTGATAGCCTAGGGCACGAACATTATACCTTTAAAGCAATTATACCTTTTATAGAAAATTATGGAAAACATTAAATTAGATACTTGGAATGATGTAGAAAATTACATAGACAATGGGTTTATGCAAATCCCTCCTAGTTACTTTGAAAGAGCAATAATGAATAGTAACTATCCACGTGATGCTTTTAGTAAAGGGCAACTAGCAAGTAAGAGTTGGTTATTAGATAAACTGTATCACTATACAGCAAGAACAAATCCAACAGCAGTATTACTTGGTTGCTGGATAGGAAGTATAGTTGAACCTTTATTAAAAAGTATTCCAATAGAACGTATATATGGTATTGATATAGATGCTAATAGTATTGAACTAGCAGAAAAGTTTAATCAAAAACATGTTGCAAACGATTGGAAGTTTAAAGGAGTTGTTGCAGATGCAAGTTTATTAGACACTAACCATATGGAATTTGAAACAGGTGGCGAACTGATTGCAGTATCACCAGGTATGGTAATTAATACTAGTTGCGAACATATGGATACAAATTGGTTTGATACAGCAGGTAGTGATCAACTTATAGTTATGCAAACAAATAACAAAGAAGAGTTTGACGGCCACATAAATGTATGCTATACTGTTAAAGAGATGCAGGAGAAATATCCTCTAACTAAGATTCTTTATATTGGAACATTGGAAACACCTGCTTACACAAGATATATGCAAATAGGATTTAAATAGATGAAGACTACGGTAATAAATTTTTATGGAGGACCAGGCTCTGGTAAGAGCACTAAGGCCGCAGGATTATATTACAAAATGAACATGGCAGGTTATAGTGTTGAATTAGTAAACGAGTTTGCAAAAGAATGCGTATGGGAAGACAATGTTCCTATGCTAAAAGATCAATTATATATGTTAGCACACCAGCATAGAAAGATACTAAGACTTGTAGACAAAGTCGACTATGTAGTTACAGACTCACCTGTATTGCTTAGTGGCATATACCGAGAACTGTATGACGGAGCATTATATAGTGACCTTATTGATCAACTTGCTTTAGAGTGCTATAATAAATATGTTAATATAAACTTTATGCTTAGACGACCTGATGTGTTTATACAAAATGGTAGAGCACAAGATGAAAAAGGAAGTTTAGACATAGACGAAGCAATAGAAAAACAATTTGCAGATTTAAAAATACCTTTCTACTTTTTACCGGAAGGGGAAACAGCAATAGATGTAGCATTTGACTACATGACTAAAAAGGCAAGGAAGAGGTGGTTACCATGATATGTGTTGAAAGTATGTCAGATTATGACGTGAAAGGAATTCTAGAAAAGAATACTATAGAAAAATTAGTTAATACAGTAGGCCTTTGTAATTGTCTAGGCTGTAAAGATAAACTTAAAAGACTAATGTTGGAGAGAGCAGTTGAAAGTTGCAGTATGCGGGTGTAGTTGGAGCAGTAGAGACGATACTCTGCCCGGCACTGAGTTTGGTGCTATGACTACTGAGTATCTTACCAGAGAATATGAGGAATCATTTTATTTAAACTTAGCAACAGTTGGTGCGAGTAACTTTGTAATACGAAATCAAGTAGACTTTGCTATAAACATGGAGGCTGATTTAGTAATTATAAATTGGACTACTCCTACTAGAATAGAATGGCAACACAACAAAACTAATTCATACAATCCAACACTCAGTATAGAAAATTTTGACTACACTATAAATCCAACCAAAATAGTAAATAGAAAACATGTAGTTGATTGTAATCCTCCATTAGCATTTAACAGTATTACAACAATGTTAGACGAATTAAATTGGGAGGACTTCTCAACATCAGATATGTATGTGCAAGGTTTACCTATTACACAAGAAATGTTTGAGAGTTTTAAAAAGTATTATCTGTATTGGTATGATAGTAAACTAGAACTAGGCAAGCAGTTACATTATCTAAAAAGTGCTGTATTAGATCTTAAAACAAACAATATACCATTCTTAATGAGTCCAAACACATTACTGTTTTTACAGGACAAAGGAGAGAACGCACACTATTGGGAAAGGCTTTTTGACTTTATACCGGGAGTAAACAGGGTTCAAGGTGTTGCTAGTATGTTAAGAGAGCATGACGAAGAAATTAAAGGCTGGACTGATTATTCTAAAAATCCTGGTGCTAGTCTAAATTATCACATCTCGCCCATGGCACAAAAGTATTACTTTAATACTTACTTGAAGCCAAAAGTAGATAGTTTACTTTCAAGACTATAATCAAAAGTTCTTAAATGGTTGTAATTGTATTCACAAATATCTTTCACCTCATTAAATAGAGACATATAATCTTTTTCTATTGTATCTATTAAATTACAAATCATATCTATACGTTTAGTTGTATATAACTCTTCATCATAACTTTCGTCCCAGTAATCAGAAAAAGTTTTAAAGCCTAATTCTTTTAAATGTCTAAGTGTGTAAGGTTGCCCTGCCATTAAAAAAGGTGTTCTACTGTTAATACAATTATATGTTTTTTCAGTAACAAATAGATAGTTAGGATCATACCATGTGTCAGTTTCGTTGATGATATGAAAGTATGCTGTTTGATATAGCCAATAAGGTGTAACCATACCAGTGCCTAACGGAGTAAACTCTTTGTCGACTACTTTAGGTAAATCTAAATGATTAAATTGGGGCAGTTGATGTTTTTGATATTCATCTAACTCTCCACAACTCCAAACAGAGTCTTTTGTATGTATGTGATCTACTATTGTAAGTCTTGACCTACTAGGCCTTCTGTTAAAACTACTAAAGACAGCATCACGTGATTCCTTAGCATCACATTCTTCCCAATTTTTACGAGCATAGTTCGGAACATAAATACAATTATTAGAAAAACGGATTTCATTATATGGATTATTATCTATTAATACATATTCATCTAAGTTATATTTAAATAACAGATTTGCAATCATCTCATGTTCTGATCTATATAATGGATTAGTTTCATATGTGTCGTATTCTGTGTTCAAAACAAAATCTTTTTGCTTATAAAACATAGATTCAGTTGAGAACCATATTGCTAACATTGCCTTTCCGCTTTTAAGATCGTTTTTTATATGATCTAAATTTGGAGATTTATTCCATGGTAACTCTACGATAGCATAATAGTTGTCTCCTATAAACACTTTTTCCATACTACTATTTAACTAAATATTTGTATGAGATTAGTTGTATGTGGTTGTAGTTGGAGCAGTAGAGACCCTAGTTTTCCTAAAACAGAACACGGGCATTTTATAGCAGAACACTTTGGTTGGGAATATCATAACATTGCGAGAGTAGGTTGTGACAACTTTGGTATAAGATTACAGATAGATTATGCTATAGACGTGCTTAAAGCAGACTACATACTTGTTAATTGGACTACTGCTTGTAGAGTAGTTTGGAATCACAAAGGTAAAAAATATAGTCCTACATTAGGATTAAAGCAATTAGATTATTCAGTAGATAAGTTTTTTGATAATGATCGTTGCCACCCTGCTAAAGACGATCCTGACTTTGACCCTACAATTATTGCACAAAGTATTACAGGTCTTGTTACATTTGGCAATCTTATGTCAACATATGAAGAAGCAAATGAAGAATGGCCTGAACTACATTGGCATATGAACAAAGAGCAGTTCTACGCATTCAGACAATATTACTTAAATTTATACGATGATGACTTAGAAGCACATAAACAATATTTTCTAATGGAGAGTGCCGTAAGTAAAATGCAAAGACATAATGTAAAGTTCTTATTTGCACCTAACACATTTAATTATATGCAAAGTGTTCAAATATCTAATGATGAAGAGTGGGAACATGAAAAGCATGAACGTAATGTATTTGACGAGTTATACAATGATTGGTCTTTTGTTCCGGAAGCAAATCTATTGAACCCAGGTATTGCTTTTGCTTTACAATGGGATAATGAAAGACTTGGCAGTAATTCTGCAGACCAACCAGACCACGATAACTGTCATCATCTAAGTGGTTGGGCACAGGAAAAATGGGCAACTGAAGTTGCTATTCCAAAATTTAAAGGTTTAGTCTAAAACCTAATTGATATATTTCTCTTCCTTCAGTATCTAATTCTGCACTGAAGTATAAATGATTAAATGTGTGATAAAAACTAAATTTACCTACATATAAATCTTCTTTGTGGGTATAATTTAAATCACTATTATTGAGATTAGGATTGTTTGAAAAAAGTATATCAACTTCTCTAGTTTCATAGTATTCAGCACCTAATGTTAAAAATGTAGTTCCTATGCTTGTTGAGAATCCTTTACTTATATCTGCAAACAAACTGCCCACAGTCATATCAAATTCATTTACATGCACGTTAAACGCACTATCCTGTTCTGTAAATGCTTTAACATCACTTATGCTTACTGTAGCACCTACTTTAGCAAACAATGTATCTGTAAACTTATGTGTAAATTCTCCAAACAGATTAAAGGATTCTGTTTCTAAGTCTGCTTTACCAGTGCCATACCATTTAGTCTTGTTGTATCCAACAAAATTATTTGTGCTGTAACTTATTCCTACATGAGAATTAAACATTTCCCAATCTAAGCCTAATACAATACCTTCATTAGTTCCAGAAAAGTCAGCAACAAATATACCTATTCCTCTTTGGCCACTATGACTGTAACCTATCATATTAGTATCATCTACTATTTTACCAAAAAGATTATTACCTTTAGTTTGATTTCTCAAATCGTTAAGTAGCATTGTGCTTCTAAAAATACTGTCTGCATATCCTAAAGGTTTTGTTGTGATATCATGCATCATTTCTACCATAGGTGGGTCTAATACTTGAAAGAACGTTGAAGTATGTGTATCATATGTGCTTTCTTGTGTGTATCCAATGAAGTCATACTGCCATTTACCGTCTATCTCTATAGGATAGTATCTACAACCACCACACTCTCCTTGGTCAGGAAAGTTATCGTATAGTTCAAAAGAACCACCATTGTTAATTAAAACATAAGTTCCATTAACACTATCAACTATATCTAAGTCGCCATCAGCATCAAAGTCTAATATATGTAACGAGCCTTCTCCGTTCCACCAATCACCTGAGCCATCCACATATTTTGTTATGGAACCATATTGTTCTGATACATCTGTAAATGTGCCATCACCGTTATTAAGAAACAGTTGTATAACTCTACCATTATAGTATGGCTCATGCTTAGTTGATGCCAGCACAATGTCTAGATACCCATCATTGTTGATATCTAAAGTTTCCATATCGTTAGCATTACCATTTGCACCAAAGTAATTGCTAGGTAGTTCAGTCCATACTTTAGACCAGTCCATGTTTCCGTCATTCCAAAATACTGCACCAGCACTATTCTCAAATGTTTCAGCAAAACCATATGCTTTTGCTTGTCCAGGGTTGAACCAACCGACTGAAACATCAACATAACCATCATTATCAAAGTCACCAATAGCGGCAGTTGTATTCCAAAGCATTTCTGAAGCACCTACTTCATAAGGTGCAGGCATTTTATAAAAGTTCCAATTAGTATTGCTAAAGTTACCTGAACCATCATTTAGTATAACACCCATACCAACAGGAGTATTATCATCATTATGATGCCAATTTCCAAATACATCTAAGTCACCGTCGTTGTCTATATCACCTGCAACAATATCATGTGAGTATGCACCGTTTTGACTGTTAGGATCATTGTCTATAGCAAACATCCAGTCTGGCAAATTGCTTTGGCCTTTGTTTTCTAATATACCGTTATTGCTTAAATGCAATATACTAGACTTAAAGAAGTCATCTATACCATCGCCATTAAAGTCTGCAACTAGGCTTCTCTGTAAGTGTCTTACATACCCACATTCATGACTAGGGTCTGTTTTATAATCTAAGTCATCATAATTAATACAAGGTGATGTGCCTCCTGCAAACAGTTCTGGACTATAAACAAAGTGCCCATTGCCATCATTTAAAAATGCATGTAAATATGAACGAGGCATATCATCTCTGTCGCCTTCAAAAAACCCTTCATAGTAAAAGTCCTGGTGGCCATCTCCGTTGAGGTCCGCTCTGTGAACAACGCCAGCATTTGAAAAAGGGCCTGCGTCTTGTGTTTCCTGCGGATTTCTACTCATTCCGTCATGCCTACCTTGGGTGGTAATTTGAAAGAAGCCATAGTCAGCAATCTTGTATTTGTCTGTTTTTGGGAAGTTACTATCATCTAGATAACTACCGCTACTATAAGTTACTGTTATATCTCCATGCATAGTATCATATGTGTATCCAAATGCATCTATTGTTTGATAAGGTTGTGTTGTTGTGGGTGTGGGTGTTGGTGTTGTATTTGTAGTTTGAACTAGTCCAGCACTACCTCCTCCACTAGCACAACCAACTAAACCTGATAGGCCTAATATAATTAAAAGAATAAAAAGTAAATCAAATAATTTCTTTAACATGTTTACAGGTTCCCCTAAAAGTATATCCTGGACAAGTGCAGGTCATTTTTTCTGTATCTAATAGATACACATTACCTTTAGAACCCATAATCTTTTTAATATGACTTCCTAGTTCTTCTGCTCTTTCGCCAATTTTAACAAACTTACGTCTTGCTTTACTGAATTGTGTGCTAGGCACTTTAAGGACTTGCAGTTCTGCATCCTTATTAACCTGATATCCTACAAGTTTACCTGAGGAACTTACATGGTAAACTCCATTGTTTACCTTGTATTTCCCCCAGTCTGTAACTTCTTGCAGAATGTCAATCATTAAGCAACCTCTAACATCGAAAGAGGAACACTATAACGACCTTGCGGTAAATTAACGATAGCCTTCTTGATGTTGACTTTAACAACTTTGCCTAAAGTTCTTTTAGTCTTTTGGATCACATATACATGATCACCAACATTAATAGAAGCCTTAGCCTGTTGAGTCATTGTGCTTCTAGTAAATGCAATTAATGAACTAAGTTCATCATGAGAAAAAGCACCCCTTTGGATTGCACTTTTAATTTCGTTAATGTTATTCATAAACTCTCCTACCTTTTTATTTAAACTATACATATAGTATAGCATCAAAGGGAGAGTTGTCAACCAGTATTTAGGCTAATCTTTGAAATGTTTTTTGAATATTGTGTTGGTTGTAGACTCTAAATTAGTAAACACTAAATCTAAATTAAGGTAGATCTCAACTAAATCTACCCTATCATTAATCTTGCGTTCTTGTAAAAAGTCTCTAAGGTCGTCTAGTGAAAATGCATCTATTAAGTCAGTAACCTCAAATGGTATAATTTTTCCATCGGAAGTATATACTTTAATTATCTCTATGAATTCTACTGGAACGTCTGAGGCATTCATGTCCCTAAGGATCTCTCTTCTTTTGGAGTCCTTAGCCACACCAGTGGACTTTCCCAAGACTACTATCTTGGTTTCTTTGTTGGACATACTGGTCCTTTACTTAGACTACTTTTTTTGGTCTGCCTGGACCTTTCTTAGGTGTAAGTTCTGGTGCCAATGCGTATGCTTCTGCTTTCTTTTGATCGATATCTGCCTGCATAGCCTTAACATCATCTTCCATAATCTGAGCCTGTTGCAATATACCTTTTGCTACTTCCGTAGGGTCATCACTACTTGCTACTTCTGTTTGTCCAGCCTCTGCTAACATTGGATCTGATTCAACTGATACAGCATTTGGATCTACTTCTGTGTTTAGAGGTGGATTACTGCCTGCTTCAATTTTTCTAATCTCTGCATTAACTTCATCTAACGATACACTTTGTTGTGGTGTAGGTGTTAGTGATACTAAGTTAGTTGCAACTTTGTTAATTTTCTTTGCATAATGCATAGCGGTTAACATGTTAGAACCATCTGGGAAAGTTCTTCTATGTAATACTTCACTAATGTTATTGCTTTCTTGTGCTTCAGCACTTTGCACAACATTCATTAATGCGTCATGCTGTTCTGGATCTAGTGACCCAGTCTCAACTACTAAAGCATTTTCTGGTTCATTAGGAACTTCTCTATATACTACGACAACTGGCTTCTCACCTACTTTGCCGACATGTTTCATTACATCTGCCATCTTATTCTCCTGCTGATTCAGATTCTGCTTCGCCTTCAGATTCTGCATTCGCTTCTTGTTGCTCTCTAATAAATGTTAGAAAAGCATTTAATTTATCATAAACTTGGCCCACTTGGGTAAGTTCATTTGCCCTAAAGGCACCTCTTTGAGTTGCGAGGTCAACAACCTGTGCTAGAACGGCCAATTCATTAAGTCCGATACTCTCAGGAACGTTTTCTCCACTCATTGCCTCTTCGTTTACAGCAGGTGCTTCAGCAACTGCTTCTTCTTTTACGTTATCTTGTTTTGCCACTTTGGCCTCCTTTTAAATTTAACACTACTATTTAACAGATGTTTTAATAAGTGTTGTAAAAAAATGGTTAATTATTTTGCTATTTGATCTAAACCTAATTCAACTTCTAAGTTTATTCGATAGTTTTCCATATCCAATGCACTCTCAAACAGTATCTCTAATGTTCCATGTCCGAATGTATTTGACATTTCGTAATACACAAAGCCTTGTGTATGATACAACGGCTCGTATAACTGATCAACTAGTTTATCTTCTATCTTAAAATCATCTACAGTAATCTTATTCTTAAGCATCTTCATGTAGGTATCATTACCATGCATTAAGTTAATTTGATCTTTTGTGAGGATCTTATTAGTTGATATTGATATCATCCTTGTAAGCCTGACTCTTCCCTTGTATAAGGAACAGTTATGCCAAATGGTGCTTCTGGTGAACGTCCGCCGTAGCCTCCACCATGCACAATAAACAATGCATCACAGTAAGACTCATCGCCCCAACTATCCCAAGGGTAACCATCTGTAAACATAACCAACTTCTTAGGTTGAATACCTTCTTCTTTCATCCAGTTGTAAACACAATCAAAGTCTGTGCCTCCGCCTCCGCCTAGTTCGTAATCCATAAACTCTTCCATATTGTTCTGTGTGAACACTTGTGGGTTATGAATTTCTGTATCAAAGCATACAAGGTGAATGTTAAAGTCTGTGTATTGGTCCATAATGCCTTTGAACTCACTTAAGAAGTCCATTGCCATTTCGTCCATAATAGAACCTGACATATCAAGTGCCGCAACAATATCAATAGTTGTTTCTCTGTCCATACCTGGTAAGTAGAAACCACTGTCTTGTCCTTTACGACTTGGTGTTTGATATGTGTAGTCACTTCTAATAGTGCTTTGGATTTGCATAGCAAGTAGTTCACGCCAGTCTAGTGTAGGGTTAAGAAGTTTGTCTAACATTCTTTTAACACCACCTGGTAAGTTACCAGCACCTGCCGCCTTGGCTGATTGCATTACAGCATTCTGAAACTCATTCTGTATTTTTTCTTTTTCATCAGCAGTATATTTTGCAGGACCAGACTCTCCTTCTGTATTGCCCTCGCCTTCATTCTCACCTGCACCCTCATCATCCCCTTCTGTTCTATCTAAGTGTATGTCTAGAGGCTCAACATTAATAACACGGCCTTCTTCTTCAGCCTGTTTAAATAAGTCGTCGTATATCTCTTCTGATACTTGACCTCTGTATTTCCAATCAAAGCAAATCTCAACTAACTTAATCTGCTCGCCTATGTTAGCATCAATTAAGTCTGCATTAATAACATAGTCATTTGCTATATTCCAAAGTCTAGGATCTCTATCACCTCTACGATCTACATCAAAATGATCATACACACAATGTAATATTTCATGCCCCATTAAGAAAACAACTTCACCGTCGCTTAGTGCGGCAACGAAATGTCTATTGTAATAAAAGTATTTGCCATCAGTTGCGGCAGTTGGACACCAATCAGTAGCATCTTTTAATTTAAGTCTTGTTGCAAGATTACCAAAGAAAGGTGCTGACATAAGCATTTCAATTCTTGCTTTTATAAGACGATCTTCAATCTGTTGATTTGTAAGAGTCGTTTCTGGTATTTCTGTGATAGGTTTTGCAACTCTATCTTGTGCTGTTTCTTTTCTTGCCTGTAAAGTATCTGACATATTGTTACCTAATTTCCTAACTAATATATATATTATAGCATCTAAAGGGTATGTGTCAACCGTATTTTAAGATAAATAATGCTACAGAACACAGATAATGGGTTCACATCACACAAAATAATCCCAACTATAACAAATACTTATACATATCAAACAGGAGATTATTATGTATTATTCAGAATCAATGATCCAGATGGTTGAAGATCTTCAACATCAGGCGGCTTCTATGGAAAAAGAAGTCAAGAACATGATGGAACTGGAAGGTCGTGCATTAGGTCTTGAACTCGATAAAAGAAAGAGTGCAAGAGACATGATGTTAGAACTACAGGCTCACTCAGAAGCAAAGGCAGAACAAGAAGCAATGACATGGGCATACGTTCCATGCACAATGGCTCAAGAAGATCCAAATTGCTACCCAGCAGATGATATGCATGTAGAACATGTAGAATCAGCACCTATGCCAGAGCATGATGAAGTTCATTATGAAGAAGCACCAGTAGATCAGGCACCAGCAGAAGCACCAGTTGAAGCACCAGTTGAAGCACCAGTAGATGCTCCAGTTGATACACCAATTGATGCACCAGCAGAAGCACCAGCAGTTGAAGAAAACATGAGTCCTCTACAAGAGGCCCATGCAGAAGCAGAAGCAGAAGCACCAGCAGAACCTAATCAACCAGAAGTTTAATTTAGTGCCCTCTCAAAGAGGGCATTATTATTGGCCTCCTCGGCAGGACTCGAACCTGCAACCCTCGGCTTAGAAGGCCGATGTTCTATCCAGTTGAACTACGAGGAGATATTATTTGAACCAACCAGGTCCGGGTGGTTTATCCGATTTAACCAAACAAACCTTTCCCTTCAAAACAACCATAACAAACTCGTCGCCAGGATAAAGTCCATGACGTTGTTTTAATTGTTGAATTGTAATTTCTGAATCTAACTCAATTGTTTTTGAGTTTATTGTTAAAGTGTAATCATGATAATCCACTTTGTGTTTCCTTCTTTTATTAAACTAAAAAAAAGTGCCCTGTTTCCAGGGCACTCACCTTGTGCTTAGGTAGGGAGTAACATAGGTAGGGCACAAGGATTTTAACCGTTAACCAACCCCCTTAGGTGATATACTTTACATACCTCTCTGAAAATGTGTCTTTGAGATCTTTATCAAGTGTAGTTCTGACATTGAATGTAATCTTATAATCTTTCATTATAGTCTTGAACAAGAACACTACCATTTCAGGCTCAAAGTTATCAAAACTAAACCTTACAGTATTGTTAAGCATTTTAGCAAACTTCTCATCAACACCTGTGTCTTTGTAGATGTCATTGAGTTCATAAGCAATACTTACAACTAAACTGTATTTTGCAGATATCTCTTCTGATATCTTATTGTCAAGTGTTTTAACTTTGCCGTCAATTACGTCTGAAGGGTTAGGTAAGTTACTAGCAATCTTTCTGTGTTCAATGAACTTGATTGCCATGCCTTCACCAATAGCACCAGCAATTTCTGCCTTTTGCTCTCTAGCCGATGCTCCTTCAAAGCCATCTACTTTAAGAATGTCTGAAGTAAATGTCCATGACCTAGGAGTTGCGAATGCTTGTGAACTTGTCTTCGGATCGAAGTTAAACAAGTCCTGCTTCGCAAAACTCAGGTAACCAATAACATCAGGGTGAACGTCATTGTTGATTGCCCATTGTTGCCAATCTTCAAAGTTCACATCCATGTTAATGTGTCTAAATCTATTTGCTAAAGGACTAGGCATTCTAAATGTAACACCTCTATCAGTCTCTCTATTACCTGCCGCAACAATTCTTACATTGTCAGGAAGTTGATACTGACCAATTTTGTTATTAAGAACTAATTGGTAAGCCGCGGCCTGCACACTTGGTGGTGCTGAATTCAATTCGTCTAAAAACAAAACAATAGTGTCATATGCATCAGCCATTTCCTGTGTAGGAAGATCTGCCGCTGGTGCCCACTCCATTTGATTTGTTTCTGGATTTCTAAAAGGATAACCACGTAAATCTGTTGGCTCCATTAATGCTAAACGCATGTCTATCATAATAGCATTGCCTAACTCTCCTGAGTCTACAATACCTTGCACCAATTCTGACTTACCAATACCTGGTGCTCCCCAGATAAAGATTGGTCTTTTTGCCTTCATGGCACGCAGAGTGATTGGTTTGACTTCTGCTGGTCTTATTTGTAATGTTTCCATAAATGTTACTCCTAACTTTTTACCTAACTATGTATATATAATAGCACCAATTTAGGATTTGTCAACCGAAACATCATACATATCTTCAAATATTTTGATTGCTTGGTCTTTTTCTAGCATTGGTTCGCTGTATGCTGATCTTTCTTCACAGTTTAGAATATACCATTCTGTAAAGTTTTGATTAACTGTATTATCGTCACTCCAAGTAAATTGAAATTGTGAACTATTTACTATACCACTCATATATACTCCTAATTCCGTATTAGTTTATATATAATAGCATCTTAAAGTATTTTGTCAACCTTTGTAGCCAAAAAATTGTATTGTGATGCGAGTTTTATCATTGGAACTTATAGGAGCAACACAATGAAAATGGCCTCCTTCTAGTAAAACTGCTGAATTGAATTGTGGTGTATATGAGTGGTTAACACCATAGTAGTCGTCACCTTCTGTATATACAAACTGCCCTCCATCATCGTATGTCCATTCAGGATTTAGATATATTGTTGCACTAAAGTCATACTTTTGATCGTTATGCCAGGGTATATAGCATCCTTTTTCCCATCTTTGGACAGTTAGGTAAGCATTGTTAAAGTCTCCAAAATGCTCTTTTAGAACACTTAATACTTTATCTTGATCAACGGTATCTAAGTCATTTAGTAGTATTGCAGGTGCTTTTTTAGAATGTGTTAAATAGTCCTTCCATGTATCTAAACTTGTTCTTTGATCAGGTAGGTCAATTAACTTATTGTAAAGTTCTGTTGCATATACGACGTCTAAGACGCCCTCTACCACCCTAATCATTAGGTTCTTCCCCTAAAGTATTGCTTGGATCACCATGTCCCCATATAAACATTTGGATAACTGATCTTGGTTTCTCACCTAGTATTTCTGTAACCCAATGGTCTTGTCCTAGTTCATTAGTATTAGTATCGTTTGGCATTTTTATAATAGCACTATTGTATTTAGGTAATACACAATAACCATTACCTTTTGCATCGTCATCTATCCAGTGAAACATTCCGCCATCATTAATGTCCCATTCTTTATTTAAAAATATAGTAACAGAACCAACACTCCTATCTTTGTGTGCTTGTAATACTGCTCCTTGAGGATATTTTTGTATTGCAACACACATGTTTCTTACATGTTTGTTTTGATATAGCGGATTATTTAAATTGTTATAGATATCATCTCTCAATAACCAAAGTTCATTATCTGTTGGATTCTGTGTAAAGCATTCTACATTATCATTATACTTTGTAAATCTAGGATTCCAAGCATCGTCAGATGACATATCTGACACACTTAAATCACAATACTTGTCGAATTCGGCAATTATTTCTGGTGTTAAGAAGTTTTCTTTATACTCAAACATTATATTATATCTATGTAACTTTCTAATTTAGAGCCATTTAATCTGAACCATGCACTATCTTCTTGACTGTAAAACACAACTTTTTTCTTATTTACAAAGTATGGCCATACCATTGCTTCGTCTAGTTTGAGCAACACTTTACCGCTTAACAAACAATCATTCTCGTGATCGTATTTGTCAAAGTGTCGACCTAATAAACTGTTACCAAACCTAGTAAGTTTTATACCTGTAGGTTTATTTTGTTCTAGTCTAAAATTTGAAAATAATCTTGCACACTTATCTTCAATGTTGCAATTCGTATAGTCTTTAATATTTTTAGTTAGGCGTTGGTCTAACCATTGGATAATTTGATATTGTATAGGTTCATTCTTTGAGATCATCTTCTATTACTTCTTCACCTTGTGTTAATTTAATAACTTTAAATTCATCTGATGAAAAAACATCATTTAGTCTTTCAGCAAGGTTAAAAGCATGTCCAGGATTAGAAAAAGAAACTTTCTTATATTTGGGTCCTGGGTAACTTACAAGTGTATTTAAAATTCTAAGGTTTATAGGTTTCCCTTCGAAAAACACACTATAAATTGCGTCCGCACTTAAGACTTGTTCGGACTTGTATGTTGTTTTGTTTACTACTTCTAGTAGTATCTTTGGTTTTGGTCTGCTCATGTGTATGTCTCCTATACACATATATTTATCACTTTTCAGTGATTAAAACATCTGTTAATCCAGTGAGTCGACCATTGCTTTGAAGTCCGTAAATCCGCCAATTTTTTCGCCATCTACTATGATTTGTGGGAAAGTTCTAGCACCTGGAAAAGTTTCAAACAACTCTTCTCTTGTGAAGTCTTCATCTAACATTTTGTAAGTATATTCATAACCTTTTTGTTCTGCAAGGTTCTTTGCTTGAACACAAAAAGGACATGCCGGTTTGCTATATATTTCTACTATCATAACTATATTTATAATTTATTATTTAAAAATGGTTTAATTATTGACTTTGTAAAATGCTTATGTGCTCGTTCACTAGGATGCCAATCGTCGATATATCCTTTTTCTTTTGTAAAATTTTTATCAACCCAAGCATTCATTCCTTGTGGGCAAAAGCATTGTGAATGATCTAATTTATCATGTGCCCAAGCAATATGGTTGTATTTTTTCTTTATTCTTTTTGTATATACTTCATTATAATGTTCATGTATGTGTCCCCAATAAAATTCAGCATTATTGGCCTTGCATATTTCTTGTAAGTTAAGTATATCAACAGATGTTCTTTCCCAATCCTCTATAATGTTTGTATATTTTGCATAATATTCTTCTATTACTTTGGTTCTTAAACTAGGCACAAGGAATGAATAGGCATACTTTTCTGGTGCTATTACATTACCGTCAAGATCATGATGTTGCCCGCCATTTGATTCTAAAACAATATCTACATCTCCCATACTTTTTGCTTCTTGATAAGCATCTGGTTGCTCCTCTTTAAGATTCTCAGTAAATTTAATTGCCTCGTCTATCATTATATTTTGATTAAGATGCTGTCTATCGTTAGTAACAATACATTTTCTAGAAATGCCGCTCCATAGCACTACAACATCTATTTGACAATTCCAAGGGATCTCTTTTCTTAAATCAAGTAACTTCTTAGTAACAAGTCTAAATATATACTGATTACCTGCACCGTCTTTTCCAGTATGATAAACATCATCATACATATCTTCAAGGTAAGTATTCCATGTGTGTAGAGCATAACTATCGTCACTAAAACTACACCCGCCTGTTAATAATGCTTTATACATCTTCAACTTGTAATACCACTTGGGCACAATCCCATTTATCTTCAAATGTAATAATGCACTCTTGGTTCTCAAACCACTTCTCTGAATTATAGTTCATATTTGCATTAGGTTGAAAATACCAACCCCACCTACCTTTTGCTATTTTGCTAATTTTTTGAATGGTTCCCATACCAATACCATATTGTCCAGTTCTCCACTGGTTATGGTAAACTTTATTGTAACCACAGTCCTCTGGTAGTTCGTATTCTGATGTCATTCTTTTCCAAATTTGCCACCATCAACCTCTACCCTTGCAGTGGCCATCACATGGTCTTTGCTATCTAATGGTGGACTTATTTCGCTTAGTGCTTCGTGTAAAAACTCAACATCTAATGTTGCTTGTTTTACGTTAGATTTTTTAAGATTTGCTATGTGACTAACAAGTTCATTAAACTTGCTCATCTAGTCTTTTCTCTTTATTAAGGCGTTTAAGTTCTTTCCTACATTCCATTTCTGTTTTCCATGGACCTTTAAATCCATATGTTTCTAGTGTTTGTAGTTTCGGACCATGCCCATGTTTCCATGCTTTATCAAAGTTAATAGCATACCAACCTGCGGCATATAATACATCACTACTTTCTGTCTTTAAATACAAAGGAATGTGTTCACAGTATCTGTCGTCATTTACTTCAATTGGTATTGCTTCTTCATACTCAATTAAATGACCTTTAATATAAAGAGCATCTTTTTTGCTTGTGGGCTCATTAATTGTTTCTGTAAACAAATTAACGTTACCAAAGAACTTAGTAGTCTCTTGTTCGTCATCAAACAGTTTAACTGACTTTCCTGTGATATAAAAGTATCTACCTTGAACATCTTCATTTAGTATTCCGATCTTCTTATCACCTTTAGTTACTAACCATGCTTCTTCTGTGATTTGTTGTAGTTTAGTTTGTTTTTTAGGCTTTGCCATATTGTGTCTCCTGTGTTCCATAGTCCTCATCTCGAGCAACTTGTTCTCCGTTTACTGAGCATATTTGCTTAATTGGTTGTCCATGTGAGTCTTTAAACTCTTCTGGACATATATCGCTTCTCATTGCTCTGAATACTGTCTTTCCATTATCTGGAGTAGTAAAGATCCATGGTATCGGGTCTTTGGGCCACTCCCCCTTAATTCTTTTGATGGCTTTATCAAATCTGTCCATTCAAAAACTCTGCATAATCATTTGGTGTATTACTCATACGTTGTAAGTTCCACTTAGAGCAAAACTTCATAAAGTGTATACCAACTTGTGAAACAGGCTCTTTGCTTACTGCTTCATTAATCCTTGCTTTACATTCTGCTTTTACTTCATCAGGTTGAGCAGTTAGGTCTATAAGGATTCTATTACGTTCGAAGTCATCTACAACTCTATGCTCTTGCTCTTCATGATCAACCCAACGTTGTAACATGAAGTTATTATAATCAAAACCGCCTGTTACACGGTCGTTAAATGCTTCTGTGATACCAGTTTTGTTCTTACTGCCTTTAAGTCTAGCACCAGGGTAAGCACTAAACACATTGTCACTGCTGTCACCTCTAACACACTTCTCAAACAATACAAACTCTGGGTCTATTGCTTTCTTAGGTTCACCTGTCTTTTTATCTATTACATACTCACCTGTCTTAGCACTCTTAAAGCCTTCTAGGCTAACTATTTGATCAGTAGTGCCGTTGAACTGTATTACATTAGGTGCTAGTAATTGATAGAAGTCACTGTCTGTGCTTATAATAATATGATCATCTTGTGGATGTTCTTGTATCCAAGTAGCAATTAAGTCATCTGCTTCTGCATTAGGCTGTTGTATAACACTACAATTAGTTTTAGTATCCAAATATTCAACAAAGTCGTTGTATGCTTCGAAGAACAACTCATCATCTTCCATTTCACGTGGACTACGTTTGTCTCTTGTAACTTTTCTATTTGCTTTATATGGAGCATAAAAGTCTTTACGCCAACTTCTACCTTCTAAACAAAATACCACATGTGAGCCATCAAAATCACGCCATGCTTTCTTAACACTATTAAACATAATGTGCATAGCCATACCAACACGCATATCAATATCTTTACCTCCACCTACATGCTTCGCACGGAAGAACATATTAAGAGAGTCTACAAGTATAAAAGTTTTCTTTTCCATATCATATTCCTAAGTTATCATTTATTATAGCATCAAAAGGAGATTCTTTCAAGTTCTTTTCACGTAATTCTGTAAAATTTCTTTTGAGGTCATACGTTAGATATTTTTCGTAATTATCTAGTATGTGGTTGATTTCTTCAAACGTTAATTCTTTGCATTCATCTGCAACTAACTGATCTATCTTAGCAGATATTTCTGCTAGTTTAATCTTCGTCTTGGTCTCTGTCGAGTTCACTTGATCTGACGACATCTTCTCTCTGTCCTTCTTGTAGTCCATAATCTAAATCTGCACGTTCCTGTATTAATACAGTTCTGCACACATCATTAAACCATTTGTTTACTACATCTTCGTCACCAGTTCCTGTGTAACCGTTATCATGTAGCATTGCAACAAAATGATCATTCCAATCTAATTCTATAAACCCTGCTTTTGCATTCTCTGGGTCTATACCCATCTTATTTACATTAACCCAAGGTTCCTGTTTTAAACCTGCTATTTTTTTATCTGCTTCTGACTGACTTATTTTGCCGTTCTTTACATCAATTTCTATTTCTGCAACTGACTTCTCTTCTTCAGTATTAGCATCAATGGCCGCAAGTGCTTTTTCTAGTTCTTCACCATCATAATAGTATTCTGCTTCTGCTACTGCTCGAGACTTACCTTTAAGTCCCCAACTAGCAGGCATCATACTGAATGGTAATTTAGTCTTCTTTGCCATATCCTATCTCCTTTAATTGATCTTGATATTCAATCGCTTCATCTATATCAATTCTTTTTGGTATTGCCTGTGTTTCTCCAAACTTTTCTTCAACTCTAACAGTATCATCTTCAAGTATTGTAAATCTAACAGCATGTCCTTTATGAACAAAAATGCCACGTTCAACAAACTTGTGAATCATCTGCCTTGTCCTCTATATCTCTTATGAGACCTTTTCTTTGCTTTGTTCATTGTAGACATTGCAATCTTTACACTTCTACCTCTGCCACCTTGACCAATACTAGATGCTTTTCTAGTTGGTGTAATTGCAGATGTTCTTGCTTTATATAGTGCCATATTATCCTCTTATATTTAATTTTCCTACTACGTCAGGAGTTTCTATATTACCTGCTTTTTGTAATGCCTTAATAAAGCAGACCCTTTGATCCATATCCCAATCTTTTAACTTTGCTTCGATTTGTTCTTTAGTTAATTCTAAATTAGGATTATCAAAATATGTAAAAGGGTTACGTCTTACTATTGCAAAGTCTCCAATGTTAAGTTTGCCGTCACCCATTGTTTGCCATTGAAAGTTATCTATTTCGGTTAACTTACAATCAACTATTACTGTATAAACTTTATCATCTAAATAAAGTTCTGCAGTATTAATATTAAGAACGTTTACATTTACTTTCATAATATTTTTGATATCAATTTCTAAGAGTCTATCTACACTCAACTCTTGAGATAGTTCATTTTCTTGCTTTGCCTCTTCTAAAAGTGCATCGGCCTCTGCCATATGTTTTTCCAATATTTCCTGTCGTGCTTCAACAGGCAAGTCTTCCATGTAAACTGGAAGTCCATCCTCCGTATAACCAACAGGTTCTTCGTCAGCAAATGCTAAACTAGTCATAAGTGCTACACCCATACATAATGCAAAAAGCATTGTCCATGGACTTTTAAAATCTATTTTAATTTTATTCATAATTTTCTCCTTAAGTTCCCCAAGCATTACCAAATAATTGAATGTGTAATCTTGGACTAAACTTGTATCCTGTAAGCATACAAGCCTCAGCAACATCTTTTTCTGTTAGTGCTTGTTGCTCAAACGTTGCACCTTCTGGCATACAAAATACTGAGTCTAGTATAACTCCTGCTTTTTTGTATGCATCAACATATTCATCTACTTCATCAAAGTCTATCATATCTCTTACAACAAACTTATTATATAAAAAACTGTTTGTAACTTTATTCATGCTTAGTAAACATTCAGGTATAAGTGTATCCTCTCTTGTTTCAGCACTAATTGATAGTTTAGGTGAGGTTGACCAAGTTACGTGAACATGCTTACCTTCATTGTTAAAGTATTCAATCATATTATCATCACAGGATTTACTACCATTAGTTTCAAATGTAACATTTAGCAATCCATAATCATGATGTAATACATCAATAAGTGCTGGCCAAACACGTTGCCACCCTAGTAGCGGTTCACCACCTGTGATCACCAAGTGTATGTCTTCACCGTGTCGGCCAGTAAAGGTGCCCTTTGGAAGAAGCGAAGTGATGTGATCAACCACTTCGTCTACAGTTTTTGTCATCTGTAGATGTTTATACTTCATTGCCCAACTGGCACTGGAATCACATCCTATTGGAGTGACTGGTAAATCTTCTATGCTTTTGTAAGCATCTGGGTGGTTCTTGTCTGCTTTAGGGTCTGTAACATAAGGCATTTCATCTGTTGCAATTAAGTTACCTCGCTCTTGTCCAAAGCCTGCACATTCAAAGTTGCAACCAAAAGTTCGTAAAAATACACTAGGCACACCGACAAATCTGCCTTCTCCTTGCACACTATAAAATGCTTCGCTGTATCTTAATTTAGGTTGCTTCATATTTTAATTCATTATATTCTTCTACTGGCAAACCGTTTAAAACAAAGTTTGCATCTGTAATTGGACCAACTGCAAAAATGACTGCATGGTAAATTATATCATGTATATCACTATCATGAAATGTAGTTACATTATTATTTATATCTGTAAATACTTCAATTAGAAGGTATGATAATCCCTTCTCATATAAAAAGTTTAAATTGTCTGTATGAGGATACCAAATTCTTGCAAAGTTAATTATATTAAAATACATACCTTCGCTGATACTGATTGTTTCTAAAGTAATTATACCTTCCTCACCAATATCTCTAAACTCTATATCTCCTTCTACATGTTTAGATTTTATATCTGCAACACAATCTATTACTGCAAATATTTCATCTTTGTTAATAGGAAACCTGCTACTTAGGAATTCAAATGATTTCTTTTGTAAAAGCATATCAGCAATATTCCAAATGTTTACACCTGACCTACTAAGGACTAGTGTATTAGTTGCATTTCTAGTTTCTATCATTATCTATCACACGCATATGATTGTTGTAGTTTCACATTATCCATAAACTCTTTCTTAGTGCTAGGATCATCTTTAAATGCTCCTTTAAGAACAGTAGTTTGTGTAAGACTGCTATGTGCTTTAACACCTCTGTTCTCTACGCAACCATGTGTTGCTTGTATATAAATGCCTAAGTGTTCTGCACCTGTGGCTTTCTGAATCTCTCTAGCAATGTCATTAGCAAGTTCTTCTTGTAATGTGCCACGCATAGCACACCATTGTGCTATTCTAGTGTATTTACTTAAACCTATTAGTTTCTCACTGGCAATAATACCAATGTATGCTACACCTCTAACAATCTGGTGGTGATGTGAACACATACTTGTAAGTTCACTACGCACAACTAACATGCCTTCATACCTATCTATACTGTCATTAGGGAAAGCAGTTGCTTTAGGCATAGGCTCATACCTACCTGCCATTAGTTCGTTGATATACATCTTAGCAAGACGTCTACCTGTGTCATTACTGTTAGGGTCGTTCTCAATATCAATAACAAGTCCTTCTAATACAGACTCAAACTTAGGAGCCAACTCATCTATAAGTTTTTGCTTATCTCCTTCATCCAAGTATGCTGAAATGTTATCACCTGCCCAAAACCTTTTACCGTCTTGTTGCAGTTTCTCTTTAATCTTCTTACTAGTTTCCATTCTGTTTCTCCGAGTTATGGACGTGGATGTCCTTTAATTTTGTTTTTTAATTCTTCTATTTCTCTCTTTAGATTAAGTTTCTCAACTTTCTCATTTGCTAATACAGTATCATCTATATGATGCTGATAGTCGTTTTCAATTTTTTTGTCTAACTCTCTGTGTCTTTCTTCTAAGACTTTAAGATGATTCTGTAAACTTACTAAACTGCTCACTTCCACCATTCCTCATACGGAAATACTATCCACCTTTCTTCATCAGGTAATACACGATTTGCTGTATATTCAACATTACTAAACTGGCTAGACTCTTTATCAAAAAGTGTAGAGTAAGTAACGTCTTGATGTGCTGATTCCATATCTATCTTTGCATGGCTTTCTATTACATCATTAATACCAATCAATGTAGTTCCTGTGTCGTTGATATCATCAACAACTAGAACTGTTTTACTATTGTATTTAGACAAAATATGTCTTAGAGTCTCCGAATCTTCGATTGCTCCGTCTCTTGTCTGCCATCTAAATGCTTCAAAAGGAACTTCAAAATAATGACTTAGCATTACACCAAAAGGATATGCACCTCTACCAGGTCCAATAATAACATCGGGCATATACCCATCATGTGCCATTTCTCTAACAATAACCCTACAGTCAGATACCATGTCATCATACGAGTAATATAGTTTATCCATAGTTATATAGTAACTCCGATTGCTGTGTTTGTCAAGTTATTTCTTTTGGCTTTGCTGAAATGCAATTTCATCTTTAACTATATCCTCAATATCAAAATTTGATTCCCAACCAAACTCTTCCCATGCTCTGGCAACGTTGGCTGATGTTACAGCAGGGTCACCTTCTCTTTTAGGTCCTACTTCAGTATCTATTGTTAAATCTAATTGCTTTTCTACTTCTGCGATCACTTCTTTAATACTGTTACTAGAACCACCACCTATATTAAATATACCTCCACTGCCACCATCAAATAGATAGTTTAGTGCAGATATATGTGCTGATGCTATATCGGCCACATGGGTGTAATCTCTTTCACATGTTCCGTCTTTAGTCTCATAGTCTTCACCATTCAAAGTAAATGTTTCACCATTAAGTGCTTTATCTACTAGAATTGGAACTAAGTGACTTTTAGGTTCTAATGTGTAACCTAATCCTTCATAACTACCAGCGGCATTAAAGTATCTTAAACTTGCAAATGTTAAATCATATGCATTTGAAAAGTCCTTAAGAACAGTTTCAATCATTTCTTTACTTCTACCATAAGGTGTTAAAGGGTTAGTTGGGTCTGTTTCAGTATTAACAACGAACTCGCTATTGCCATATACAGAACTTGAACTACTAAAGACAAAATGTTTTACATTATTCTTAATACAATGCTTCAACAATGCAACTGTATTTGCAACGTTGTTGTAGTATGTATCTGCTGGATTGCCAATACTTAACGGCACACTATGGTCAGCGGCCAAATGTATTACGGCATCAGGTTTTGTAAGTGCAATAACACCTTCAAGTTGATGATTGTCTATATCGAATGGATATTGATGCACACCTTCCTGTTGTCTTTTTATTCTATCGATATTAATTACATTGTGCCCTGAATCTACTAAAAATTTACAAGTAATACTTCCTATAAATCCACTGCCTCCTGTAACTAAAATTGTTTTCTGCTGTTCGCTCATTATTGATTTCCTATTATTTTATATAATGCATCACCATTAAAAAAGTTCGCACCAAGATTGTCTGCTAAACTCTTGCTACTATGTGATACATCATTCTTGCCTAGTATTTGCCTTATCTTTGCCATAAGTTTTTCTTTGTGTTCCAAGTAGGTGTCGTAATTTTCCGTCCATTCACTTGGATACTTAAATTCTGAGTCATACATTTCTGTATAACTCAATCTATCTGGAACAAGGGGAGAAGCACCAACTAGTGCTCCTTCGTAACAACTAATGCCTAGTGTCTCTTGTTGATTAGCACTAAACACAATTTTGCTGTTAGCAAGTAAGGAATGATATTCGTCTTTGCTTAATTGCCTGTCTTGAGCAATAACAAATTCTACATCATCCATACTGTCCGATAGATCTTTAAAGATATCAACTTGCTTTTCTGGAGCAAGTCTATGTGGAAATAAAACCATATCATATTTGTTTGCCTGAGCACCTGAATATCCATTTAGAGTATTAACCATGTATTCCATAGGCCATCCTACTTTATACATTTTGCTTTTATCTATAAATGGAAAGTTTTCTTCAAACATATCTATATGGAATTGTGTTGCAAAGAAGTTATGATCAAAACATTCATACATACTTCTTTCAGCATTTCTAACCCAAGGTTTATCACCTATAAGTCTGCCTAAGAAGTCTGCAGGATCATAACTACCAGCATGCCACATTCCACCTATCTTTATATCTACACCTAGCAGTTCAGCCATATACTTTAATTGTA